AGGCAGTTTGCAAAAGCTATTACTTTCGGTATTATGTACGGAGCAGGACCAAACAAGATATGGTCTCAAGTTAATAAAGACGGGGGCAATATATCTTTACAGGAAGCTAAGTCTATTATCGAAGACTATTTTGCTGCTTTTAAAGGGCTGAAAACTTGGATTGATGATACTCGTTTATTTATTAGAACTAATCATTTTACTTATTCTCATTTCGGACGTAAACGCCGTCTGCCGAACGTAAAGTCGGATAATAAAGGTATAGTTGAACACGAGGTAAGGTCCGGGCTGAATTTTGCTGTGCAGTCCCCAGCATCAGACGTGAACCTAATGGGGGCTTTTGAAGCTGAAGATATTATTAGAGAAAGAAAAATGAGGGCTAAAATGTTTGCTCTTGTACACGACTCTATTTTGGCGGAGGTTCCAGAGGAAGAACTGGAGGAGTATCAAGCAATAGTTAAGTCTTGTATACAGAAAGATAGAGGTTTATCTATTCCAGGCTGCCCAATAGGAATAGAGTTTGATATAGGGCAAGACTACTCTATGGGTAAACTAGAAAAAATGTACCCTGAATATGCTGCCTGAAATAACCTGGAAGAATATAAGAAACGTTAACTTTCCAGTATATAAACTAGGCACTGACGATCTTCATTACTATAACGGTATTTTATTCGCTGAAGGCAAAGTAATAGATGATAGAAATATGTCATACGAAACAATAGGTAAAAGAAGATTATCTATAAAAGAGGAATTATACCCTTTAAGATACGTAGCTTTCAATTATATAGATTTAATAAATGCTGGATACAGACATTTTATAGACAACAGAGGTAGAGCTTTTAGTTATAGAAAAAGTAAATACTGTACAGTAAAAAGTTTAAAAGTAGAGAAAATTAAGTATAAAGACGAGTATTCCACTGTAGTATTAAAAGGATGCTCCAACGAATTTAAAGTTTGGAGACCTCCTCAAGATGGACTAACTTGGGCCGGAGTAATATATATTGATAAATTTCCTTGGGAAATTATAGAATATACCGAAAGCAAGAAAAAGTCCTATAAAAGGATGATTTAATGGCTCGACAAAAGAAAAGGTTTTTTGGTGACAATAACCTGCAATTAAACGAAATAGAACCTTTAACACATAATCAGTATCTGGCCTTTGAGAGCGACAGACACTTAGTATTATACGGCTCTGCGGGAACAGGAAAATCGTTTATATCTTTGTATTTAGCATTTGATGATATTCTAAAAGGACATTTTAACAAGCTAGTAATTGTCAGAAGTGCAGTTCCTACTAGAGACCTAGGATTTTTACCCGGTACAGAAAAAGATAAAATAAAAGTTTACGAGCTACCCTACCATGACATATGCAATGAGCTGTTCAGCAGAGGGGATGCATACGAGATACTAAAGTCTAAAATGATAGTTGATTTTATGACCACCTCTTTTATAAGGGGACTTACTTTTAATGACACCTTTGTAGTGGTTGATGAATGTCAAAATTTATCTTTTCACGAGCTAGATTCTATTATTACTAGAATCGGAGAAAACTGTAGGATCGTATTTTGCGGAGACTTTAAACAGTCTGATCTAAAGACTAACGGTATGAAAGACTTTACTGAAATTTTAAGCTCTATGAATTGCTTTGATCTAATAGAGTTTGAGGTAAAAGACATAGTAAGAAGTGACTTTGTAAAAGAGTATTTAACTAAAAAAGAAGCCTTAGGAAAATAGTGAAAGCAGTTTTAAGCAATAGAATATACTTACAAGTAGATAATCAATTAGCTACCGACCTAGATAAGGAACTAACTTATAAGATCAAGTCTTTTAGGATGGGAGACCCCCCTATAGTAATTAAAAATATGGGGTTGGTTAGACCGGGGGTTATTACTGTTCCTTCTGGCAGAGAAGATTTAATACCCGGCGGGTATGAAATAGTAGACAAAAGAATACTAGTTCCTGCTGACTTTCCAGAAATAAAGTTTCCTTTATATCCTAGTCAACAGTCTGTATACGAAGAAGTTGATAGCAGTTGCATAATTAATGCCTCTGTAAGCTGGGGTAAAACATTCACTGCATTAGCTATAGCAGGAAAACTAAAACAAAAAACGCTGGTTGTAACTCACACTACTAATCTTCGAGATCAATGGATAGAAGAAGTAAAGAAAATGTACGGTTTTACTCCCGGAGTAATTGGTAGTGGGCAGTATAATATATCTACTCCAATAGTAATAAGTAATATTCAAACTCTTTATAAAAAAATAACAGAGACTTCACGAGCTTTTGGTACGTTAATTTTGGACGAAATGCATCACGTAAGTAGTCCTACATTTTCTAGAATAGTTGATAAGAGTTTTGCAACCTATAAAATAGGCCTGTCAGGTACTATTGAGCGTAAGGACGGTAAACATGTTGTATTTAAAGATTATTTCAGTTCTAAACTATTTCAGCCTCCCAAAGAAAACTACATGGTTCCAAAGATTAATATTATTGAAAGTGAGGTTAGGTTTATGGACGGAACAGCAGTGCCCTGGGCTACTCGCGTTAATGATTTGGCATTTAATGAGCAGTATCAGCACTCTGTAGCCATCATAGCAGCGGCCTACGCCGCAAAAGGACACAGAGTTCTAGTTGTTTCAGACCGTGTCCGATTTTTAAAGGTATGCGCCGACCTAGTAGGACCAGATGCTGTAAGTGTTACGGGAGACAATACGCGTGCGGAACGTCTAGAGGCCGCTAGAATGATATCTTCAGGGGAAAAGAAAATACTGTTTGGCACGCAATCCATATTTTCCGAGGGTATATCTCTAAACGAGCTTTCCTGTCTGATTTTGGGCACTCCTGTAAATAATAACCCACTATTGACACAGCTTATTGGGCGTATAGTACGGCTATCCCCTAATAAACCCCAGCCCGTAGTGGTAGATATTCATTTAAAAGGGAGGACTGCCAGCAGACAAGCACACAGTAGGATGGCTCACTATATCAATTCGGCCTATGCTATCAGCGTGTTATAAAAATAATACTTGACATTTAGGTTAATATTTGAGATAATATACTATAATGTTAACCCATGAAAAAGCAAATGAATTGTTCTTCTATAACCCGGAAAAGCTATTTATTTAGGTACATTTAGTTCAGAACAAGAAGCACATCAAGCATACCTTGGGGCTAGGGATGATTTTTTTCAATCGTGATAAGATGACAAGAGCAAATAGCTCAGAAGAATTAAGTCATATCCTTTACTACATAACTTATAGGCCTGTCCCGCAAAGACCTTATTTAATAAGGTGGCTTAGGTACCAAACCATAGACTGGTCGGGGGAGTCCTTTTTACTAAACCCTGAAGAATTACTAGATAATTGGCATAAGTTCGGAGAGAAAGAACTTATGCAATATGTATTTGTTGCTGCCCGACGCAAATACACTGATTATAAACTGTTCGGGATAACAACACTAGAAACAGATAATGTTAATACGGAAGTTCTTGAAAATAATAGACTTCTGACCATAACAGGCAATAAAATTTATTTTAAATACGAGGAAGCAAAATGGCTATAAAATTTGGCGATGCAAAAGGTACTGCGATCAAAGAAAAAGTTGATCAATATGTATATAAAAACGGAGATAACGTAGTACGTATTGTAGGTGGGTTACTCCCGCGCTATGTATACTGGATTAAAGGGGAAAATAATAAGGATATTCCGATGGAATGTCTTTCTTTTGACCGAGAAAAAGAAAAATTCACTAACGCAGAGAAAGACTGGGTAAAAGAATACTACCCCGATCTTAAGTGCGGGTGGGCATATGCTTGTCAAGTGATTGATCCTTCTGATGGGAAAATTAAAGTACTAAATCTAAAGAAGAAATTACTTGAACAAATAATGACTGCAGCAGAGGATTTGGGAGATCCGGCAGACAGTGAGACTGGATGGGATATTTACTTTAAAAAAGTTAAGACGGGTTCTCAGGTCTATAATGTAGAGTACCAGTTTCAAGCTTTAAAGTGTAAAAAACGCCCTCTTAATGCCGGTGAACGAGCAGCCTTAGACACCATGAAATCTATTGATGATCTGCTACCTCGCCCAACTACGGATGCACAGCACGAGTTGCTGGAACGTATCCGAAAAGGGGCAACTCAGCAAACAGAGGCGGTTGCAGGAACCGATACTGCAGTTCCTTCAGATGTTGAAAGCGAGTTGGACTTAGGATAGTGAGAACTATTGTAGCAGGGTCTAGAACTGTTACTGATTATGACCTGGTGGCTGATGCAATTGCATCAGCCACTTGGCCTATAACAGTTATAATTTCAGGCGGGGCCAAGGGGGTAGATGAACTTGGCGAAGCATACGCCTACCTGCATAAAATTCCCCTTGAAGTGTTTAACGCTAATTGGAATAAGTATGGTAGATCCGCTGGACATATGCGTAATGAAGAAATGGCAAAAAATGCAGATGCATTAATTGCCATTTGGGACGGAGAAAGTCGTGGCACAGCTAATATGATTGAAACGGCTAAAAAATATAAGTTAAAAGTACATGTGAGGGTTGTATGAATATAGAAGAAATAGTATTAAACGGGCAAGGGGATACTGATAGACACTTATTAACGCTTTATGCCTTAGTACTATCCTTAAAAGCTAAAAGAATTCTAGAACTAGGAGTACGAAACGGA